TCTCACCTTGATTCTGGAAAACGATCCGGCGCTAAAAGAGATCGTGTTCAACCAGCTTTCCGACAGCCTGGAGATTAAGGGTGAAGTGCCATGGCAGCATCCATCAAGATTCTGGCGGGATGCAGATGATGCCCAGCTGATTAGTTATGTCGACAGCCATTATGGAGCCTTCTCGGCGCGAAACTATGAGATTGCAGTTACGAAGGTGGCTGATGACCGATCATATCACCCGATCCGCGAATACCTGGACAGCTTGCCTGAATGGGATCGTGTGCCTCGTGTGGAAACGGCACTCATCGACTATTTCGGAACCGATGACAACAAGTACGTCCGGACCGTAACCCGGAAAGTGCTGTGTGCCGCCATCAAGCGCATCTACGAGCCGGGCATCAAGTTTGACTATATCCTCGTACTGAACGGCCCGCAGGGAATCGGAAAATCCACCTTTATCTCCAAGCTGGGCGGTGAATGGTACTCTGACAGCCTTAACCTCTCCGATATGAATGACAAGACCGCCGCAGAAAAGCTACAAGGTTATTGGATTCTGGAAATCGGAGAGCTCGCCGGTATGAAAAAGGCCGACATTGATAAAGTGAAGGCTTTCATCTCCCGTCAGGACGATAAATACCGCGCTTCCTTCGGTCGGAGGGTCACTCCGCATCCGAGGCAGTGCATCTTCTTCGGCACAACCAATTCCGAAAACGGATTCCTGCGTGACATCACCGGAAATAGACGCTTCTGGACCATAAAGGCACCCGGCACTGGCAAGCTGAAACCTTGGAATATTTCCAAGGATGACGTCGGGCAGATCTGGGCTGAGACAATGTACTACGTCAAGCAGGGAGAAAAACTCTACCTACCTCCGGAACTAGAAAGCTATGCCAAGGATGAGCAGTCTGCAGCTATGGAACAGGATGACCGCGAAGGCCTTGTGACAAGGTACCTCGATATACTCCTTCCGGAGACATGGGATTCTATGGACGTGTATGCAAGACGCGAGTATATCAGTGACCCGGACGGCCCTATGCAGCCGAAAGGCAGCGTCAGACGTGAGTCTGTTTCCAACATCGAGATCTGGTGCGAATGCCTCGGCAAGGCTAAAGAAGATATTAAGCCAGCTGACAGTTATTCCATCAGTGCGATTATGGCACGCATCAGAGGTTGGGAAAAATCCGATAAGCTAGAGCGGCAGCCCATATACGGCAAGCAGCGAGTGTATATCCGCAAATGATGGAACAACCTTCTGGAACAAGTGAACAGGCTGATTCAGACTTGTTCCCTTGTTCCACCCGTTAACCCCTTTTTTGAGGGTCAAAACAAGTGAAAATGGAACAACGGAACAACATTTTCTATATAGTACAAAAAATTATCAAATTTATATACAAATACGATGCGCCTACGCGCGATATGCGCGCGTAAAGAAATCTTGTGGCAGTTGTTCCAAGAATGGAGTGAATGAAATGCAGTTTTACACATGGATGATCAAGAACTACCTGAATGAAAGCTCACCGAAAGGCGACCTGGCCAATGATATGAAAGGCGATGACAGCTTTCCACGCAATACATATCCCGGAAAATATAACGGCTGGCATAACCTGATACGCGGCTATCTGGAAAGGAATAACGCTTGCACGGACTGTCTCGAAACCTTTGAGGAATGCTGGGAGGAATACGTCAATGAAAGAAAACCATATAGAACAAAAGCTGGTGAAAGCAGTGAAAAACATGGGAGGCATCGCGCCGAAATTCGTAAGTTCAAGTTATGACGGCCTGCCTGACCGCCTGGTGCTTCTTCCAGGCGGCAGGCTTGCCTTCGTTGAACTCAAAGCGCCGGGAAAAAGGCTTCGCCCCCTGCAGGAAAAGCGAAAAAGACAACTGGAAGCGTTAGGGTTTTGGGTTTACTGCATTGACAGCCCTGAGCAGATTGGAGAGATACTTGATGAAATACAGTCCTCATGACTATCAAACCTTTGCCACCAATTTCATCCTTGAGCATCCAATCGCGGCTGTTCTGCTTGAAATGGGTCTTGGCAAGAGTGTTATTACCTTAACGGCTATCTTCGACCTGACATTGGACAGTTTCCTGATACGCAAGGTATTAGTAATTGCCCCACTTCGAGTTGCGCGAGACACATGGCCAGCAGAAATCGAAAAATGGGATCACCTGAATGGACTCACCTATTCAGTCGCCCTTGGTGATGAAGCCCAGCGGAAAGCTGCTCTTTTAAAGAGAGCGCAGGTGTATATCATCAACCGGGAGAATGTGGACTGGCTGGTTAATAAAAGCGGGCTTCCCTTCGACTTCGATATGGTAGTAATCGATGAACTGAGTTCTTTCAAGGATCATACTTCCAAACGCTTCAAGGCCCTGCGCAAGGTTCGGCCCAAAGTCAAAAGGATAGTCGGCCTTACCGGTACCCCTTCAGCTAATGGATTGATGGATCTATGGGCCGAAATCGGCATCATCGATATGGGACAGCGCCTTGGTCGCTTTATCACCCATTACCGCAACAGCTTCTTTGTCCCGGACAAGCGCAATCAGCAAATGGTGTTTTCATATAAGCCTCTGCCCGGAGCGGAGGATGAGATTTACCGCCGCATATCGGATATAACCATCAGCATGAAAAATACAGACTACCTGAAGCTGCCGGAATGTGTAATAAACGAGATCCCCGTGTGGTTATCGGACAAAGAGAAAAAAGTCTATGACACCATGAAGCGGGATCTGGTGCTTTCGCTAGAAGGCCGAGAAATTGACGCCTTAAATGCCGCCGCGCTGTCAAACAAACTACTGCAGATGGCCAACGGTGCAGTCTATGCCGACGATGGTTCAGTCGCCAGGATTCACGACCACAAGCTGGACGCCTTGGAGGATATTATCGAAGCCTCCAACGGCAAGCCGGTACTGGTGGCTTACTGGTTTAAGCATGACCTGGAGCGGATATTAAACCGCTTCCCTGCTGAGAAGTTGGACAGCGCCGATTCTATAAAACGGTGGAATGACGGAGAAATACCACTGGCAGTAATTCACCCGGCATCAGCCGGGCACGGATTGAATTTGCAGGCGGGCGGCTCCACCCTGGTCTGGTTCGGGCTTACCTGGAGCCTTGAACTCTACCAGCAGACCAACGCCCGGCTCTGGCGGCAAGGCCAGAAGGATACGGTGGTTATCCACCACATCATCACCAAGGGCACCATCGATGAAGATGTGATGCGTGCCTTGAAAAGAAAGGACAAGACCCAGACCGCTTTGATTGACGCGGTCAAAGCAAATTTAAAGGAGGCGGTCATATGATTGCGCTGAAATACATCAATAAGAACGCGGCGACGATTGCCGCCATCCGCGACTATAACAATATGCGGTTTATCATCAACAATACTCCGGAGGAAATAAAGAGTGTATACGAAAAAATGATTGCGCCCAGAACCCCCAAGCTATCCAGGATGCCATCCGCAAGGAATCCGCAGGCTGGAGCCGACAAACTGGCGGCGCAGATTGACAAGCTGGACATCTTGCGGGAACGCTACAGCCAGGCGATAGAGTATATGGCATGGTTTGAGCCTGCCTGGTCAAGCCTGACTGATACCGAGCAGCACATCCTATCTGAATTCTACATGGGCGACAACCAGAAGTCCGGCGCAACCTACCGACTGATGAGTGAACTCAGCTACAGCGAAAGCCATATCGAGCGGCTGAGGAGCAATGCGCTGAATCACCTGCGCAGTATGCTGTTCGGATAAAGATGAGGGAATTATGAGGGAGTGTTTGATCCAGGACCATGTATAATAATAGTATCGAAAGCTGTATCAAGAGCCTTCGCGGGACAAACCTGCGGGGGCTTTCTTTATGCCTAATTGAGGTGAAGCATTATGCCATTTAAACCCAAACGGCCGTGTTCTCACCCCGGCTGCCCGAAACTGACGGACGGAAGATTCTGCGAGGAACACGCTAAACAGGAAGCCGCAAGATACGAGAAATACCAGCGGGACCCGGCCGTGAAAAAACGCTACGGCAGGAGCTGGAAGCGCGTCCGTGACAGGTTTCTTGCCCAGCACCCGCTCTGCGAGGTGTGCCAAAAGGAAGGCAGGCTGACGTCGGCGGAGGAAGTGCATCATATTGTACCCCTGTCCAAAGGTGGTACCAACGCGACGGAGAACCTGATGAGCCTGTGCAAGTCCTGTCACTCGGCGGTTACGGCCAAAGAGGGCGGGAGATGGGGATGAAACTATTCCCGCAAATAAAATCTTAGTCAGAACAAATCGCTGTGGGTTCCTGTACGTGTAAGGGTCAGGGTTAGAATATCTTTTTCAATTTTATATATGAGCAGCCAATCCGGCGTGATGTGGCATTCACGATGACCGCCATAGCTGCCGGCCAGAGGATGGTCAAGATATTTAGGAGGCAGAGGCTTCTCCTCAACAAGGAAACGCAGCACCTCCTCGAAGAGCTTAACATCATAGCCGCGCTTAACAATAGTTTTGAAATCTCTTTTAAACCGGCTGGAGTATCTGATCTTAAGCATTTAAGTCCTCCATCAGGTCATCGACGCTGGTAAAGGTTTTGCTCATATTGCGGTTGTTGTTGACATCGTCGATGGCCGCCAGAGTTTCTGCGTTAGGCTTTTCGACGCGCAGCTCAAAAGGGATGCCGCCGTAACGGACGGAATAGCGCAGAAACATATTTATCGCCGTGGACATGTTGAGTCCGAGTTCTGAAAAAATAGCGTCCGCCTGGCGTTTTAAATCCTCGTCGATGCGGATGTTTAAATTGGTGGTGTTAGCCATCATATCTGCTCCTCTCTAACCTTGATTATAAAGCATTATATGCAATCATTCAATATAATATACTGAATTCCTTTACAACGTGATTACAAATTGCAAAATTTAATGGCCTGGGGGGGCAAAATCTTTACAGCCCTGCCCCAGAGAACGGGCGGCCCCCTTCGCGCGCAAAAATCACGGTTCAAACGGGGAATTTAGCCCCGCCACAGCAAGGAGGTGATGGTTTGTGGCAAAAGACGGAACCAACCGGGGCGGCCGCCGGGTCCGTGCCGGCGATAAACCGCAGCCCCTGGCTGACAAAATCGCAGCCGGAAAGGCCGCCAAGATACTAGAAGTACCGGAACTGCATCCCGAATCGCTGTTTGAAGCGGATGACCTTGACGATGCAGCCGATCTATACGGAGAAGATATGCCTGCGCCCAGCGATTACTTGAGCGCGAGACAAAAAGATGGTAAGCCGCTGGGCGCTGACGCTTTGTATAAAGAGACCTGGAAATGGCTTAAAGAGCGCGGGTGTGAGAAATTCGTTAACCCAAGATTAATTGAAGCCTATGCCCAGGCTTTCACTCGCTACATCCAGTGTGAGGAAGCCATCAGCACCTACGGGCTTTTGGGCAAACACCCGACCACGGGCGGCGCTATAGCCAGTCCCTTCGTACAGATGAGCCAATCTTTTCAGAAGCAGGCCAACCTCATCTGGTACGAGATTTTTGACATTGTAAAACAGAATT